GTTTCAAATATTTTAAAAATAATTTCAAATCTATTTAGGGTATTTCTTTTCTCATTAAAGCTAACAAAAAGGACTACGCGGTTGTTCGTAGTCCTCAATGCTTCGCTTCATGTTTGGGCTACTGCCCAGGAGAGAAGTGTAAGTACATGAAAGGTATCACTATGAACTACCCTACAGTGCGTGGACACGGCGCTCGTTTCCATATCCACACCCATAAGGTAACACAAAGTGCAACTATCATTTCATATCATGTTTTAGAAATTTTCAAAAAGTTTGCAAAAAGACTTGACAGCCATCTTCCTTATGCGGTAGACCTGGGGCTCACTGTAGTGCATCGCCTCAATAACGTCCTTCATGCCAAGGCCAAAGTAGTAGCGATATTCAAGGAATGTACGCTCACAATCGCTCGGCACTTGATGGATGATAGCCCATAGTTCATATCGTTCCCTAGATAGTCGCCTTGACTCATCAAGCAAATCACGATACGCCGTCTTGAGATTTAGCTGTTGCTCTTCGGTGATAGGGTACTCACTTCGTGCTTCTTGCTCTAGGCGTTGCAAGTGTGCTTCAACGTCAGTTAGTCGCCTATGGCTATCCATCAGCCTTTGCAGTTTACTTATACCAGGATGCGTCCCCTTACTCGTACGTTTACCCATACGTTCACATCCTATCAATACTATCCTGTGTCATACGTAATCCATCCCTTCTACAATCTTGTACAGCTCATCGACTTCATCCTCTATCGCTTCCAATGTATCAGTAGCTTCATCCCATCGCTCATCATGATACCAAGGATACGAATAGGTCTTATCATCGAACTGGTCATTACCCGCTTCCTTATATTCGCGGATGACTTCATTCTCTTGTATGCTTGCCTTCTCGTATTGTTCCTCCAGATAGTTGACATATCTAAGAGTAATGATGCTTAAGTCATCCAGGTAATGCCCATGGTCTCGTAGGAGCTTTTCGAAACTCGCACTGGTATGCATAGGCTACTCCCCAGTAATCCAACTCAAGAACACGCCCGCCTTCGCTAGGTCCTGAACTTCTTTCGCCGGATCCTTACGACCTGCTCGAAGGGAATACTTTAAAGCGTTACCCTTGCACCAACCTTTGAACTCTTCCGGTGTCAATACCGCACGAATGACATCAACACTTTCAATGGTTAGCCCCGGTAATGTGTAATGCTGTGGATGATGTACCGCATCGTTTATTGCCTCGTTAAGCGTACCATCAACAATAGGTACATCTATTGTAGGTGTTTCTGCTACTTCCTGCTTAGGTTCAATCGTGCCATACTGCTTAGCTTTAGCCTCATCTGTTGCTACCACTACTGTAGGCGTTGCTTTAGGCTTAGGCTCAGTAGGTTTTGCCTTAACCGGTGGCTTTGGTTCATGTTTCAATGCTTCTCGACATTCTGGGCAGTTGACAGCAGGTCGACCTTTGCCAGTTTGTTCGAACTCCTTACCACACACCTTACAGATAGTCATCTTAGCCGATGGCTCTGGTGTAGTAGGTGGCGCTTCTGTCTTTTTACTGTCTTTTACTATCTCCGTTCTGTCTTTGCCTTTAATGATACTCATGATATCGTTGAACCCTTCCTTACATGTAGGGCACTCTTGTTCGTTACCGGTAGCCTTGAATAGGCTTCCGCAAGTCTTACATATTCTGCTCATAGTGTTATCCTTTCACATATTTATCAATCCGTGCCTTCAATGACTGAAGGACATATTCTTGTGCTTCGTCTTTCTTTTCTAGGGCTTCCATCATATCCTCGTCCCGTGTACCTACGGATATAAGGTGATGGATGATTACCTTTTCATTTTGCCCTTGACGATGCAAACGCTTGTTCGCTTGTTGGTATAGCTCTAGGCTCCAATTAAGGCCGAACCATATTACATGATTACCGCCGTCTTGTAGGTTTAGCCCATATGCAGTTGATGCAGGATGCGCTAGTAGTACGTCAATCTTGCCGGCGTTCCAATCGAACTCTTCATCGGCGCCTTTTAACTCCCGTACACGCAGATCCGTTTTCGCTAATGCTTCCTTCAACCTGGCGCAGTCATGTTTGAAGTTATAGAACACTAACGCCGGCTTACCGTGTAGTTGTTCGATAAGCTCCATGAAGGCTTCTATCTTGCAATCATGGATTTCATGGGCATTCCGTTCATCATCATACACGGCACCGTTGGCCAACTGTTGGAGTTTGTTGGATAATGCAGCCGCACTCATGGCGGTGATTTCCTCATCTGCTCCAAATACTTCAAGGACGGCATCACGTTCCATGCTTTCATAGGCTTTCTTCGCCTTAGCATCTAAGACTACCGGCACCGTATCGTACACAATCGGTGGCAGGTCTAAGTAATTGTTAGCTTTCATAGAGATACATAATGGGGCTATGGCTGACATAATCGCATCATCTGTATTCGCCTTTGGCTTGTAGCTGTAGATCACATCACGACCGCGTTGGTCCGGGTCAAAATAATGTTCCCTAAATGCGGTGTAGGTCTTACCTAATGTTTGGCCACGGTCTAATAAGTAGACCTGAGCCCATAAGTCAATCAACCCATTCGGTGATGGTGTGCCAGTTAACAGCACCATACGGTTGATATGGTTGTACATGTTTGATAAGTCCTTGAATCGTTTGGCACGATGAGATTTAAAGGAACTCGATTCATCGACTACCACCATATCAAATGGCCAGGCGTTCTTATAGTAGCTAACCAGCCACGAGACATTCTCGCGATTGATGATGTAGATATCCGCCGGTGTATTTAATGCTTGTAGGCGTTTCTTTAATGGACCTAATACGGTGGATATTCTAAGAATACCAACGCCGTCCCATTTGGCCGCTTCACGTTGCCAGGTTGCTTCCGCCACCTTCTTAGGCGCTATGATAAGCACCTTCTTAACCTGGAAGTAGTTGTATTTCAACTGATAGATGGCGGATAACGTGATAATCGTCTTACCAAGGCCCATATCTAGGAATAGGCCTAGCTTATTTTGTTTGACTACCCTATCGATACAATACTTTTGATAGGGATGTGGATTAAATTTCACTATAGCCCTCCTAATCCTTAACTGTGCATCCGTACTTTGCCTTCTGCATCTTATGACGGATTTTTCGCACATTAGTCATGATATATGACTGTACGACGGTATCATCATGATCCTTCGCTTTTTCGTACTTACTAAGAACTTTGTACAAGCTATAATCGGAACACATGCCATGACAGCCAGGTGTACGCCTGGTACATTTCTTACACGGAACTCTCGCCATGAATACCACCTTCATTCGTTAGGTAGTCCTTAACGGCTTCAGGGCCGTAAAGGATGTAAACGGTCTGCAGTAGGCTCAATAGTTTCTTGCACTGCACATCCTGTAATTGGCTTAATCGACCTCGGGTCGTTTTAAGCTCTACGAATTGAACGGTACCGTCCGGCCATATCACAATCCGATCTGGCACGCCGACGTTGCCAGGCGATACGAACTTATAGGCCTTACCGCCCAACTCTCTAACACCCCGAACCAATTTCTGTTCGACTAGATTTTCAAGCATCTATCACACCTCCGATTTTTCCATTCTCATTTAGAGGGGCAACAAAAACGACATGGATTTACACACATATGTGTATATACCCCATTTAACCCCTATTAACCCCTTAAACGTACTTAAATTTATATATTTTTACTATATATATATATAAATGTTGCGTTTTATATATATAAGTACTATAAACATAGATAAATACTAGGTTTGTTACCGCAACATTCTCCGCAACATTCCCGCAACATTGGGGCAACATTCTATTTTTTTGTCGCAACATTCTTTTTGAGAAAATCGACGATTGTTGCGGAATGTTGCGCCCATTTTTACATCATCCCTGGTATGATTTCAAAGCCTCGCTGGTCACCATATGGACCATATTTTCTAACCTTGTCATACCGGATTAAGAACGGTATGTTATCTAAAATTTGATTAATTTCTCGGCTATCCGCTTTCTTCATCCAGGATAATTCCTTGTTAAAACATTCACACCAAATTTCAGCCGCGCATATACGATCCCTTAGTACTAATTCTTGGCCAGGTACCGCATGCGTTGCGGATAATTGCATCCGTCTAGCACTAATCGATAGCGATTGCCAGTTTTCAGGTACTTTCTGTTTCAAGAACTCAGCTACCACACCTGCTTTAGCGTTTCCTTCCATATGGCTTTCACGTGCTAAATTTGCAAGGCGAAGCACTTCCTCATTATCTTCAATAATTAAGCTTTCCCCTTGGCGGTATCTAGCTTTGGCTTCCGCCCACAGCTGATCCACTTCACCAGGTAAATTCTTAAATACGTTTTTCGTTGGTTTCTTTAAACCAAGTTGTATCGGCCAGAATCTGCGGTTGCCTGTGATGTCCTTTAAGAACTCGTGTTGGTTAGTGGAACCAAAGAACACACATTGGCGTGGGTACTCTTCTGTGCGTCGACCATAGGCCTTACGGAATACGTCGACCTGGCGTGATAAGAATTGTTTCGAAGCATTTTCTTCCGCCTTTGAATATCCGGCCATTTCACCGCCTTCAACTAGCCAACTATTTTGGATGCTTTCAGCAGCTTCCTTACCATCAAAGGTATTTAGCCCGTCTGCGTACCAATCCTTACCCATTAATCGAATAAGAGATGATTTCCCTATTCCTTGGGCACCGACTAATACCGGCATGGTGTCATACTTACACCCAGGTTCGTAGGCACGTGCTACCGCAGCAACAAAGGCCTTACGACCTACCGCACGGGTATACACGTTATCCTCAGCCCCTAGGTAATCGATGAAGATTGTATCTAAGCGTTCCACACCGTCCCAGGTGAGACTGTCTAAATAATCGGTTACTGGGTTGAATGCGTTTTGTTTCGCTATCAGTAGCACACTATCAAGGACTTTATCCTTGCCGGTGATATCGAAGCGGTTTTCTAGGTACCATTGGATACCACTATCATCGGTGTCAGTCCAAATACGTTTACCGTGTTCCGATAGCGCCCAAGGTAAGGCACCCATCGCCATATACCGACTACCGAACTTATCGTATGCGATACGTCCCTTGATGGCCGGGTCATGCGTTAATAGTTTAAGAATGTTATCACGCGTTTTCTTAAGCCCCTGATTCTCGTTATATTTGAGGCCGGCGGACTTCATCCATTCAGTCTCGAGCATAGCGTTGGCGTCAAGGTCGGTTACATCGGTAGTATTAGAATTGCTTATCGATTCTTGGAACACGTTCGTAGCTGACTCACGTGCACGTTCTTGTTGGATGCTGATGGCCACCTCTGCGTCCTCAAAGGCAAGCTTGCTCATCGCCAGGAACGATGGCATCTTATGCGGTGGTGTGCCGTCCTTAGCCGTCTCGTCGAGGTCGTGGAACTTATGAAGTCGAACCAGGTCGAACGCGTTCACAAGTTGGCCACCGCACGGATCCGTATTGTGATGCGAGTATAAGAACTTATCATCATCGTAGATTACGGCACCGCCGATGGTAGAACCTTCGACATAGGTTAGGCGGTCATTAGATCCATCAACGTACGTGTACGCGTTAGGTAAGAACGTATCGATAGCCTCACGGATACCGTACTGCCGACAAAAGGCGCCTACGATACCATGCTTGGATAACGGGTCCTGTTGCTTCGTAAGAAGCTGTTTCACCCTAACCGATGTCTCAGAACCTGGCACCTGTGGCCATGATGCCACGTCTCGCCAATCAGCGTACTCCGCTAGGATGCCGTCAGCAGATAAGAACGGCTTATCTGCAAATCTGAATACGTATTGTGCATCGCTAGAACATCCTGGCCAGTACATGAGCCTCGAGGCTTCGAACGTGGTCGAGTCCATCATGCCGATACCGATTAGACTGGCCACCTTACCGGCGATAGGCTCGTACTCATCAGGGGTCATGGTGCGGTCAGTTGGAATGACTACACGTAACCGTGGACGGTGTGGCGTATGTGAACGTGTACTGTACACGGCGTACGCCATACCTAAACTGTCCACTGTACGCACTACATTATCCGTTTGACCAGGCTCAATGGCGTCAAGGTCAAGAGTGATAAGGTCACGCCCTGTGATATTAATCGCCTTACGTTGGAGACCGATTAAGCTACCACCGACGAACCCGCCGATGTCCTTCAGTTTAGCCTGTGCGGACTTAGGAAGCTGATGATACTGTTCCACTGTCTCCGTAGTACGTTGCGGTGTACGAAGTCGTTCGATGAACTCGGACCACATGAGCTCCGTTTGAATCCATTGTTTAGACGTGCGACTTTGGCCTACGCTAATTATTAGTTTTTTATCATTAATCATATGGCCAACGCCCTTTCTAATCCTTCATATAATAATCACTGGTGAATCCGGCGGCTGATAGGTGTAACCCTTCAGCCCATGGAATCGGAGCCCCAAATAACGCGTTAACCTTATCAAGGGTTTTCTCCTTACCCTCGGAAGGGATTTCCATAACCGCCTCATCGTGGATGTGCATAGTAATCGGATACCCTGCTATCGTCAATCGACGTAACGTAACTGCCAGGCAGTCACGAGCAACGGCTTGGGTAATGTTTTCGACAAGCTTTCCGCCGTATGTACTATCATCTACCCAGGCGTTGTTGAACTGCGCCTTGAAATGGACGGCGTCCTTACCAAATTGGTTTTCCTTGATATACGCCCCTGGGTAGAATAGCTTCCGCCCGCTTGGTAGTTCAATCGTCAAGTATCGATAGCCGTATATCGGATCAATTTCTAATCGAAATATAATGCCATGGTCAAGGCCCATAGGGTTTCCTGTGGTTACTGTGTACACCGCAGCGATTTCAACCTGGTACCATAAATCACGAATGCGTGGTGAAGCCTCACGCCATAATCGGACGATATCTGGAAGTTCTTCTTCCGCAAGCCCCATATCAAGGGCACCCATAGCCTTTAATGCGTTGACGCCCCCTTGATATCCAAGGGCTAGCTCAGCAACTTTACCTTTTTGTCGTAGGTGTCCGTTTTCGCCGTGTTTCACTACAGGAACCCCAAACATCGAGGATGCCGAGGCGCAGTAGATATCGCCATCATTGGCGAATACTTGTTGACGCCACTGCTCACCGCTTAGCCAGGCGATAACCCGTGCTTCAATAGCGGAGAAGTCAGCCACGCATAATGTCTTACCCTCTGGGGCGATAATAGCCGTACGGATTAATTGTGAGAGCGTATCGGCTACATCACCATATAAGAGTTCAAGACCTACACGATTACGATGTGTCACGAGGGAACGTGCGACATCGAGAGTTTCGATGTAGTTTCTTGGTAGGTTTTGGACCTGTATGAGCCGTCCGGCCCATCGCCCCGTACGGTTGGCTCCGTAGAACTGTAACACGCCTCTAAGGCGATAATCTGAGCCCCAGGACTCTTCCATCTTGACGTACTTTGATACAGAGGACTTGGCCAGTTTCTTACGTAAGGTAAGAACACGTTTGGCCACCTGGTTAATGTCACTCTTAAGAGCACTATCAACGGTATCCTTAGTTAAATTAGGAAGGTTTGCCCCTGTATTGGTGTTGATCCAATTGAGGAGTGCTTGCGTAGAATTAGGATTGGCCAGGCGTGTAATTTCCTGGGCTTCCTTTGTAAGGATGTTCGTGTTTTCTTCATCGATGCAAAGGGCTCCGAGGACGAGGTCATGGTCGATAAGTACACCGCGATTGTTGATTTCAATATCGATGTACCAATCATTCCATGTCTCATCAGGTATAGGAAATGATGCGAGCCGTTTGTAACATTCCATCTCTGTCACTACGTCTTGACGATTGTATTCGACAAAGGTTCGCCACTTTTCAGGCTCATGATGTGGAAGGTTACGCGTTCGACCGCCGTTAGATTTAGTAGGGTTACAAGGAATACAAAAATATCGGATTAAAGCCTTACCGGCTTTATCCTTTAATTTATTTTGAGGTAGACCTAGGGCAACGCCTAACTTAGCAAGGCCCATAGGATACCCTAAATACGCTCCGTGTATCATCGTGCAGTGCCATTGACGTAATGGAGTAGTATATCCGGCCTTGTTTAGACAGGTGATTTCAAACTGTGCGTTGTAAGCATGTTTGATAACATCCGGGTTTTGCAAATCTTTAATCACCTCATCCGGTATTGTTTCACCCTGTGCTAGATCCACAACTTCAACCTGGCCAAAGTCATAAGCATACGCGAATAGGAGGATTTCGAAATCCTCCGCTTCGACATATTTGTAGACCCCTGCGCCGATGTCATTGGATGAGAATGTTTCAATATCAATGTTGAGATGGCGCATAATGGCCACCTATTACATTGGAAGGCCAGTTACAGGGTTGATAGCTGGAACGGCTTCAGCACCACCGAATACATTTGCTGCGCTACCTTGAGGAGCTCCGAATACGGATGCAGCGGATGCAGGTTGGCCCCCGCCAAGAGGTTCGCCGTCACGTACCTTTTGTACAGGGCCTAAACCGGCGGAGATACCAGAGGATTGATTATTATAGAAATAGAAGTTAACCAATACGTTGGCATACATGCCAGAATATACTTGGCCAGGCTCAGTAAGGGGTTGACCTTGAAGGTCGACTACCTCAGGCTTGAACTTCATGGACTTAGAAGCGTTGAAAACATAATGACCTTTACATTCAGGGCCGTATTCCTTACCGCCAGGCGTGTAGCCATCGCCATCATGAATAGGTGTTTTAGGCTGAGCCGGTACTTTGGCACCATGTTTCACACGAGCATCAGCAATTGCTGCTTCAATGGCTTGCTGAATTGCTTGAACTTGTGCGGTATCAGATTTAGGTACAAGGATCATAGCGCTGTACTTAGCTTCGCTGAAATTGTTAGGATTAGTGTATGGTTCAAGTAAATGAACGAAAGATAAACGTACGTTTTGTAAAAGGACTTCTGTTGGTCTGCATTGAAATGCCATAATTAGTTACCTCCATTGGTATTGAATACTTGCGCCGCACTAGGTTGGTTGGTGATACGTGGGCGCTTATCCGTATCAACTACAAGAGTAGGTTTGCCAGGGTTCTTCACGACCTGGTCGCCTACGAGTTCATTAAATTCTTTCTTACCGATAGCTTTTTCAATTTGCGCTAAGGTAAGAACCTTACGTTCGTAGAGGATAGATTCATCTACCCCACCATTGATAAGGGTTTGAATAGCGGTATCGCCATCTTGGAAGGCTCTGGAGCCTCTGCCCTCTACTGCTTTCCACCCTGGCACATCTACACCAGCTAAGGATTCCGATAATGCGTATTCCTTGATGTCCTTGTACCAGGATTCGATATCCTTGCCATGTTCCAGGTATGTACCTAGTTCTTCAAGGCTAATCAGACGAGGGTCTTGGTTTGTGAATACATGCATCGCATCGAAATGCTCACATCGTGTTCGACATTGAGCCTTTGCCCTACAGAACCCACACCAGGCACCAGCCTCAAACGTGTGACCTTCCATTTCGTAGGCCTCCTTAGCTTTTGGCGCGACTACCTCCTCACCCCATTTACGGAGGTCATCGGAGGACATTTCAAACTCTGAAATGTTGTTAACACGAGGCTGTACAATGGTCATCTTGATAGTGTTGAACTTATATAAGAGACTGTAATCGTGCATCGCACCGAGTGCGTATAACATCATTTGCGGGTTATGATCCGCATCAACTACAACACCTTTACCGTGTTTATAATCGATGATGTGGAGCGTATCACCGGCTAAGATAATGCAGTCCGCAGTACCAAAGCCTTCAGGTACATACTGGCTAAAGTCAACACGCTTTTCTACGACGACTACAGGAGCGACCTTGTAACTTAGCATGATGGACTTGATGTATTCGAGATACACGTCTGTAGTTTCGTCCATCTCAGGTGCCCATAACTCGTTCTTCTTGATTTTGTTATACGCCCTGGTGTAGGTACCTTTGGCCATTACCGTAGTATATTTTTTCAATTTCAATTCACATAGCTCATGTGCGAGGGTTCCTTCCTTTGCATACTCTGATGTAGTATCAGGGAAGGTCCCCCCTTAACAAGGGGCCCCCCGCCG